TCGTTTTTGTGCCATTGTCATAATGTCCTCATCTGGTTTATTATTATCGACAATGACAAAATTTGATGTGCCAAATAATCCTTGAAATTTACCAATATTGCGTTGAACATCTGTCCAGAAGTCTTTGACCATAGGTTCTGGTAGTGTTCTGGCACGTTTTCGATTACGTTCTAACGCAACCTCTAATGATGTATTGACAAAAATCATAAAACTATCGTACCCAATTGTATCTAAGTTCTTCTTTGTGCGACTGATTTTATCATAGTCTTTACCAGTGCCATCTAAAATTAATCCTAAACGACCTGCAATATACAGTCTTTCTTGTTTATTCGTCAAATCTTTCGCACGAAGTCGCAACAGGTCACGTTCTTTAGGATTCATTTTGGTCATATCTAAGTCTTTACCTGCGTCTTTTAGAATCTTTTCAAACGCAGGATCTGGATTGATTAGTTTCATACCAAATCCACCAGTTGTTCTTCGTGTGACATATGACTTGCCACTGCCAGGCCCACCAGCAAGGAAAATTGCTTTGAAAATACTAGGGTCATATACGCCCTCATCGAGTAATCCTTGCATTACATCTAGTATATTTTCTTTCATTCTTCTTTTTCTTCTTTTGCCCACCAAGCTGGATCTGAATATATGTATTTCGTATTACAATAACCACAAATCACATAATCTTTTTCGCCTATAGTGTAATACACCAGAGGGTGGTCATCATCTTTGCCACAAGTGATTTTTCTTTCACTAACTAATACTTCTTTCATTAACCTATACCTCTTTTCTTTATATCTTTTATTTTAACACATTTTTCCAACTTTGTCAATATAAAATTAATAAGTTTATAGAATTTCACACACATTATACATGGGTGTTCTTTCTGAATGCCACGATATCGATTACGATGCGTCAATTGGATTACCTCCTGTAGGTAGTGGATTAAAATATGTATCTTTTACACACATGATAACTGTTTCATGTTCTCTTGGATTAATTACATGACGGCAATGAGTAATTAACCAACGACCAGAGAAGTATTCATCGTAAATACGTTCGTCACCTGCGTTATGTGGTTCGTTCGATGTAAGATTTACACGAATGACATCGCCAGCAGCAAGATATGTATTACCATGAACTGTCATTTCCATTTGTATGGCATTCGTTGATAATTTATTTGATAGTGCTTTCTGCGACCAAATGTTCGAACGATTGTCATAGTCTCTTGGATCAGTTGATGATTCACTATGAAGTTGTGTTGCACGAGGTTCTAACATGATTTTGGATCTTGGAAAATCTGTTGTTGTTTTACCATCTTGTGATTCTGGTGTCAAACTGTATAGTGGACCAAACGATGAGTTGTAATCTGTCTTAAATTCGTTTTGATCTATATGTAATCTTTGATTAAAGTTATCTAAATAATCAAATTCTGTCTTTGTCCATGTCTTCGTGTGTATGTCATGTGTATAGAGAGTAGAATTTAACATACCTGACGCCGTGTCTGACATTAAATCAGTTGTTTTAATAATACGAAACTCTTTGATTGTGCTCATATCAAAAACAATATCTCTCATTGCAGGATTACCAGCCATTCTTGCGTATGGCATATCTGTATATAACATCTTTTCTGGTATTGGTATTCTTTGGTCGTGTGTTAAACTCTCATAACTGCGAAAGTTGTACCCACGATGCGTTTCATAGAATAGAAATCCTGGTGTATCATAGATATTACTCTCTGATCTCTTTGCCAACATTGTCAAAGCACTAAATGGTCTCATATATGGAAAGACAATCTTATGAATGCCTACAGATTCTTCTAAGAAACAATCTTTGGTCGTGCCTATAAACTCATTACCTTTGATTAATTTTCTTGCCATATCTGATGTTGTGCCAGTAAATGAAGTAGAAAATCTTTTTCTTGTATTGATGATTGATTCTTGCGATGTAAAATGTAAAGTATAAACTTGTTCTCTTTCCATTGTTGCGATCTTATCTGCAATTTTAAATATACGAGCAGGGTGTGTCTTTAAATCGATCTGATCTTTACCCTCTGCACCAGGTGTATGAACATTAAATGCAATAGTTTCTTGTCCACTTATAGAATATCTTTGTATAAAGTTTTGTGAATCTCTGATTACAATATTACCAGTGACTGAATTAGAATAAATTGATTCGTATAAATTGATTTCTGAGAATGCGGCTTTGAAATCTACAGATTCGTCTGTGATTGTGCGTATGACGATTTCATCTAAGTTAAAATCACCTGCCTTCTCCAAAATATTTGGATCGATTGTGACACTCATTGTTATCTCTTAATTATTTTTTTAAATTCTTCTACAAACAAACGAAGATAGGTGCGATCAATTAATTGTATTTGTCTTTTCTCATCTTGTAATCGATCTTCATATTCTCTATTTGTCACCGCAGTGGCACCAGCAGTATCACTGGACACTTCTAATTGAATGGTTGTATCACCAGATGTTTGTGAAATTTCATGGTGATGTGTGCCCTCAATGTTTGTGCCATATTTGTCTATTAGATAATTAGAATAGGCAACCGTATCTAATGGCCAATCATACCAATTAGTAATATTATTCAGTAAAACAACTACCCAATGATATTGTGAATTACCATAATATTTGTCGGCAACAATATTTGGTGTTTCACCATCTTTAACATCATACTTATCAAACAATAAAGTATTGGCACTTACTTTGGATCTCAATGCAACTCTGCGTAATAGATCAGTAACTAGTTTAACGTTCTGACCTTTACCATCAAAGTCGTATTGATATAATGGAAACTCTTTAAAAAACATCTTAATAGCCTTCCATGATCTTTTCTTTGGTTAATCCCTCTGTCTCCATAAAATCTAATTTCATTTCAATCTCTGTTGGTGGAGGTGCGTTACCATCTGGTGTTGCTTTTGGTCTAAATGTTTGATACTGACCACCTGGACCATAACTCAATGTTACATTTGTTAAAACAGAATTAGATACAAATGGTAACCAAGTATTCTCTACACCTTTATACATGTAATGTATTTCAAACTCTGATGGCATTGTAAGATATCTACCAATAGCATTGTCTTGTGGTTTCTCTGGCATCATATGAAACTTAAATAGTTTAATTATTTTATCGACTGTATCAACTTCTCTTTCGTTTTTTGGTGTGAATCTAAATGTATATGAAAACTCTCTCATACTTACTTTCTCAAAGATTGCTTCTAAATGTGGATTCAATGCCTTTTGTGTTGATAAACGAATAACACCAGTTATATCACCACCACCTAAAAACTCACCAATCTGAGCAGGAACATCTTTCAATATTTTTTCACCAATTGTTTCTCTAATAAAATCTGTACCACCAGAAGTGCCTAATCTTGTTAACGTATCTTTGATTGATGATACACCAAATTGTTTTGCAAACTGTCCAGCGGCACCCGTTTCTGTCGCACGGTAATCTGTCTTATAACTAAACTCTAAATTTGGTGGCATGTATAATGCGATTGCGTCTGATGTTTTTACAAACCCAAGTTGTTCTCTAATTGAATCTCTTTTACCACGTTGTAATGTATCTGCTTGAAAATCATTTCTTGTGCTTGATTCGATACCAGCAACACCACCTGTTTGATAAGTGGTTTGTTGTAGACCTAAATTTTTATCATACTTAAACTTTGTTTCTGTGCCTGGTGGATTGTATTTTGAATGTTTAGTTCTGTAAATATAGAACAACATGTAGTGACCTAATCCAGGGTCTGTTTCTAAAACTTCTGGATAGACTAAACTACCAAATGAAAACTTATTAACGTCTGTATGTGCAAACTGACTAGTATCAATTTGAAAGTTAGAACGTTGTCGCAACTGAGCACCAAGTGTTGCTTTATCTGGTGTACCAACATTACCACCACCAAATATATTACCTGCTAATTTATTTAAAAGACCATTTATTAAAGACATATAAGTATTTATAATGGTATACCGCAAGACGTATAAAGGCAAGTATAGACCTAAGAATCCAAGTAAATATAAAGGCGATCCGACAAACGTTATTTATAGAAGTTCTTGGGAACGTAGGTTTATGGTATATTGTGATACTAATCCTGCGGTAATAGAATGGGGTTCTGAAGAAATGATAGTGCCATATAAATCACCAATTGACGGTAAATATCATCGATACTTTCCAGATTTCTATCTTAAATACAGAGATAAGAACACTAATATACGACAGTTGATAGTAGAAGTCAAGCCTAAAAGATATACTAAACCACCAATCAAAAATCCAACACGCAAGACACAGAAATGGAAGAATGATGTATTAGAGTATGTAAAGAACAATGCCAAGTGGGAAGCAGCAAAGGCATGGTCACAAAAGCGTGGTATGGATTTCACTATACTGACTGAAGATTTCATAAGACCATATAAATAGTAGTATGGGTAAAATACTCGATGATATAAGAAAAGCAGCAGGTGATAAACAAAAATCAGTTGCATGGTATCGTGCTAAGATTAGAGATTTAGGTGCCAGAGTTTCAGCAAGAAGATTGATTAATCAAGGTGCGTTGGCAAGACAACCAAGTAGTGGTAAATTAAATTTCTTCTTCTATGATCCTAAAACAAAAGCATTATTGCCTTACTATGATCGTTTCCCTTTAGTGTTGCCAATAGGTTCAGCAGCAGGTGGTTTTCTTGGAATTAATTTTCACTATCTACCAATTACGTTGAGAGTAAAATTATTAGAAACAATCGATGGTAAGAATTTATCAGCAGCAGATTATAACAGTTTGAAAAGAATTAGATTGATCAAACCAACGATTAAACACTATCTAACAAGACAAGTTAGATCAGGTTTTTTAAGAATTGATGAAGAAGATTTTCTACCTGCTTGTTTACTACCAGTACAACAATTTAAGAAAGCATCAACTTCATCAATCTACGCTGATAGTAGAAGGATGGTAAGTTAATGAATAAGTTAGGTGATCCTACAGATTTTAGTTATAGAGTTCACAAAGTGACAAAGGTAGTTGATGGTGATACTGTTGATGTTATTTTAGATATGGGTTTTAATATTCTATACAAAGAAAGAGTAAGACTATTTGGTATTGATACACCAGAAAGTCGAACAAGAGATTTAACAGAAAAGAAATATGGATTAAAGTCCAAAGAGTTTTTAAAGAAAAGTTTATCTTCAGCATCTCACATTGTAATTAAAACATACAAGGGTGATGAAAAAGGTAAGTTTGGTCGTATCTTAGGTGATATATGGATCGATGGTGTAAGTGTGAATAAATTAATGTGTAAAGTTGGACATGCTGTCGAATATTATGGACAGAACAAAAAGTTAGTCGAAGCGGCACATCTTAAAAATAGAAAGAGAATTAAATAATGGCAAGAGGTCAAATAGTAGTAAAGTATATGGAGAAACCACCAAAGAGAACATCTATTGGTAATGGTAAAGTTAAAATGTCATCTATGAATAAACATAAAAAAAGAACTTATAAGGCATATAACAAACAAGGAAAGTAATGGCAATTTTTAGAGGCGGTAAACGTATAGGTCCATTTGACCTAAGAATTGGACTACCAAGAGGTAGAGAGTATGATAATATACCTGGTGATCCAAGACTACAACAACGTGCCAATCCTGAAACAACAATAAACAGATTTAGAGCTGCAATCGCAACTGGTGAGGGTGTAGCAAGACCAACTAGATTCTTAGTTCGTGTAAGCATGCCACAAGGTGGTATTAATCTTGCAGGTATAATTGATAATGAACCACAATCAAACACTGATCCAGAACTTGCAAGAGCACAAAAGAATAAATCAGCAATGGCACAACAAAACCAAGAGATTGGTAGAGAGATTGGACTAATGTGTGAAGCAGTTCAAATGCCAGATAGAACAATCAATACAAATCCATATCGACATTATGGACCAACATACAATGTTCCGTCTATAGCACAATATGCTGATGTGACCATGACTTTTATTGGTGATAAGTTTTTAAGATTAAGACAGTTCTTTGAATCATGGCAAAATCTTATTATAGATAATGTCACTAACAATTCAGGTTATTACGATGACTACACAGCACCAATCGATATCTTTCAACTAGGTCAATTTGATACATTGAATGATAGAGATAGTGTGACATATGGCATAAGAATGTTTGAAGCATATCCAACATCGATTGGAACAGTTGACTATTCTTATGGTGCCAATAATGAGTATGTGAAAATCAATGTGACTTTCACTTATAGATATTGGTTGAACTTTAATTTAGATATAGACAGCACTGGAAAAGTTGGTGGACTTTCTTCTGGTGAGGTGAAACCTGGTTCTTCTGGTTTCCCATTCTTTGATAAATTACCACCAGAACTAAAAAGAACTGGGAGAAATGCGTTCAATACATTGAAACGTTCAATCCCAATTGGTAAAGTATTTGGTGGTAAAGTATTTCCACCATTTACGTTTTAACATGAGGAGATATAATGGCTTTACCTAATATTAATCAACAAACATTTGAGTTGGAAGTACCATCGACAGATGAAAAAATAAAGTTTAGACCATTTCTTGTAAAAGAAGAAAAATTATTACTTCAAGCACAAGAGAGTGGTAAAACTGAGGATCTAGTTGGGGCGCTAAAATCAATTATTGAAAATTGTACATTTGGCAAACTAGACACAAAAGACATGCCAAGTTTTGATTTAGAATATGTATTCTTAAACATAAGAGCTAAGTCTGTTGGTGAAAAAGTAAAATTAAAAGTAAAAGCACCAGATGATGGTGAAACAATGGTACCTGCTGAGGTTGATCTCACAAAGATTAACGTTCATGTAGATGTCGATCACAATAATAAGATACAATTAACAAAAGATGCTGGAGTTATAATGACTTATCCTACAATCGATATGTTCATGGGTTCTAATTTACAAAACCCATCGACTGAAGAAATGTTAGGTATTATCTCTCAATGTATTTTACAAATCTATGATGGTGATGATGTCTTTGACAGAGCAGATACGACTGATGATGAACGAAAAGAGTTTATTGAGAACTTAACTCAGGAGCAATTCAAAAAGATGCAACATTTCTTTCAAACTATGCCTAAATTAAAGCATGAAATGAAAGTGACTAACCCTAAAACAAAGAAAAAGGGAACTGTTGTATTAGAAGGCCTTCAGAGTTTTTTTTAATATGCCTCTCTCATATAGACTTTGAGGCATACTATAGGTTGAATTTTGCATTGATGCATGTTCACAAATGGTCACTTGAAGATATTATGAATATGTTGCCATGGGAGAGGGAAATATATGTCACTTTACTCAATCAACATATTGAGGAAGAGAATAAAAGACTAGAACAAAGGAGTAGAAAACGAAATGGCTGAAGAAGTTAAAACAGAACATCACCCGGCAGACACAAATGGTGATGGTAAAGTTTCAGATAGAGAACATGAAATGTATCTGGAATTTAGACGAAAAGAATTACAAGATCAAGATGCCCAAAGAGATGCTATTCGAAAGATGACATGGTTTGCTCTTGGTGGTATGTTATTATATCCATTTGGTATAGTCTTTGCAGACTTATATGGTTATGAAACAACAGGACAATTATTAGCAGATATTGCACCAACATACTTTGTTGCGATTGCTGGTTTAGTAGCCGCATTCTTTGGTGCTGATGCATTAAAAAGTAAGAAGAAATAATTTAAATGGCAGACGATAACAAAACATTTCAAGAGTTATTAAAACAACAAAGAGAAACTAATGAAAGACTTGGTTCATTAAGCCAAGATAACAAATTAAATAGAAAGTTATTGTCTGATATTGAAAATGATACACCTGCTGAAATAGTAGCATCAGCAGAACCAGAAACATCTACTGATACACGAAATGTTATAGGTCAAACAGCAGTCACTAAAGCTGAATTTGATCAACAACAAGATATATTCAGAACACTTAATGCAAACATACGTGCCATGGGTAATGTTATTCAACAAGGTGTTGAACAAGATGCTAAATTTCAAGCAAAACAAGATGCAAAAGCAGAAAGACAAGAAGCACTAAAAGAATCTGGTGAAGATACTGGTTTAGAAGATGGTAAAGAAGAATTTGGTAAAGATTTAAAAGAAGGTGTTGGTGGTGTTTTTGGTGCTCTTAGAGGTATCTTCTTTGGAACTGCTGGTATCTTCGCAGCCATTTATCTATTCGTTGCCGCTCTTGGTAATGAAAAATTTAGAAACGTAGTATTCAAAGCAACTGATGCTGTAAAACAAGCATTTGGTGATTTCGATGATCTTATTAATGGTGAAATGGGATTGATGGAGTTTCTCAAAGAAAATGCACTCACAATCGCAGCCATTACAACATTATTAATGCCTCTTAAAACATTTGGATTACTAAAAGCAGCGGCACTTGGTTTACCTAAAGCATTAATTTCTTTGGGTGCTGGATTAAAAGTTATTTCAACTTTTTTCTCAAAAACTATTTTACCAATATTTGGACCAATTATTCGTGTTATGGGTAGTGTAATAGCTGTATTATTTGGTCTTAAAAAAGGAGTAGAAGATGGTTTGGCAATGTTTAAAGAAACAGGTAATGTATTAGATTCGATCAATTTTGCTATTGCATCATTCTTAGGTTTTATAGTATCATTACCAGCACAATTATTTACTACACTCATTGATGGTGCTCTTGGTTTATTAGAGTTCTTCTCATTTGGTTTTTTAAACTTTGATGATATACAACAAACAATAAGAGATATGGACTTTGCTAATTTTATGAGAGATTTGTTTTTTGATTTCTTTAATGTAGCACAAGATTTTATACAAGAAAAAGTTCTTAATGCAGGAACATTTATACTTGATTTAGGTATTCGACTTGGTGGTTACGCTGAAGAATTATTAAACAGTGTTGTAAGTTTTGCAAAAGGTATTGGTAAAAAAATATACGACCCAGAAACAGGTGCTATCTTTGGTAAAGTTTTACCACCATTTCCAACTTTAGGCGATATTGGTGGATTTTTAAAAGAGAAAGCAAAAACAATTTACGATCCAGATACTAATGCAATATTTGGTTATCAACTTCCTGAACTACCAAGTATTGATGATATGTTTAGTGTGTTAGCAGACTTTGCTAAAAAGATATACAATCCAGAAACTGGTGAAATATTTGGTTTTAAATTACCAAGTCTAAGTGATTTAAATCCATTTCAAAATTTTAGTTTATTTGGTAATGATAGTTTCGAAGATTTACAAGAAGATGCTAATGATGCGGCTAAAGATGCTGCTGAAAAAGCACAAAAGGCTGATGATGCTCTGGTCAAATTTCAAGAAACTGGTAATGATAAGTTCTTAAAAAAATATGAGAAGTTATCACAAGACGCAATTGAATTACAAGAGAAGGCAGGTAATCTACAATATCAAGCATTGATGAAAAAGATGGAAGAAAATGGTGAACTTACCGATGCCGAAAGATCAATCATTCAACAAATCAACGTAGTTAAGGGTGGTGATAGTGTTAATCAACAATCATCAACTGGATTCTCTACAATAAAGTCAGCACAGAACGATGACTATACCGTTCAGGCGTTGGCAGGGTCTATGCCGTAGACCTTAATAATACTGGTCTTCTACACACCATCAGAAAAGTATTCTTTAATTTTTTATTCATCTTTTGTTGTTTAGTCATTTTCTTATCTTTGTTTAACTTCATGGTTAATAGATGTGCTTTTCTTGTGGGCATGCTGAACTTT